GAGCCGGGCGGGCTCCGACTACTACACGCTGCTGGAACGCCGGACTGTGGATGGCAGCGGGTATCTGACCATCCGGTACAAGCTGTATGTGTCGGAAAACAGCAGCACACTGGGGCATGAGGTGCGGCTGGACAGCCTGCCGCAGTATGCGGCGCTGGCCCCGGAGCACACCTACAGCGTGCCCTTCGGCGGACTGGGCATGACCTACATCCGTCTGCCGATGGCAAATAACGTGGACGGGAGCCCGGACGGCGTGAGCGTATACGAGGGCGCGGTGCAGCTGATCCACAACATCTACAAAAACGAGTACCAGCTGGGGCGCGAGTTCGAGCTGGGACGCAGCCGGATCGTGGCGGGCTCGGATATGCTTATGACGCCGGGCCCGGAGGGCGGCGTGATGCGGCTGAAGGACGACGTGTTCGTGGGGCTGGACGGCGACACCAACGACAAAGGCCTGACCATTTTCTCCCCTGCGCTGCGGGATGAGAGCTTTGAACGGCGGAAGCAGAGCTATTTAAAGGCGTGTGAAAATATCATCGGCCTGAAACGCGGTATATTGTCGGACGTGGAGGCTGTGGAGCGCACGGCAAAGGAGATCAGCAGCAGCGAGGGCGACTACAGCCTGTCGATCATGGACCTGCAGCGGATGTGGTACGACGCACTGATGGAGACGCTGCGCATCACGAACCTGTGGGGCCAGGCGCTGGGGCTGTGCGACGCCCAGGCTGTGGACCTGGAGCAGCTGCTGAGCGTGAGCTGGGGCAACGGCGTTTTGTACGACGCGGACAAGGACTGGCAGGACACGCTTTCGATGGTGGAGGCCGGCCTGCTGAAGCCTGAGCTGGCGCTGGCGAAAAAATACGACCTGCCCTGTGAGACGCCGGAAGACCTTGCGGCCATCCGTGAAAAGTACATGCCGGAGATGGTCCAGCTGACCGCCCAGTCCGGGCTGAGGTGACGTTATGGCACTGACGCCGGATGAGATCGACGGGCTGCGGGAGCTGATCCTCGCTGTTTACGGCCCCGTCACGGAAGAGCTGCTGCGCGATTTGTGCCGGTGCATTACCGCCGCCGGGCAGATATCGTCCGGCGATGAATACAAGCTTCTGCTGGCAAAAAGCCTTGCGGGCGCGGATGATGTGATCGCGGACACGCTGCGCAGACAGACGGACCTCACCGACGACGCGGTGGCGCAGCTCATGAGCTGGGCCGCCGAGAAGACCGCGCCGCTGGAGGAAAATGAAAGCCTGCGGAACATTGCCGAAGCCTATGTAAAGGTGACGCGCAAGGAGGTGACCAACGTGCTGGGCCAGCTGGCCGCGGCGGATGTGGACGGCCGTGTGTACCCTATTAAAGATGTATACCGGCGCACGATGGACTATGTGTTCCGGGAGGTCTCCAGCGGCGCAAAGACACCGGAGGAAGCAGTGCGGCGGGCGACGCTGCGGCTGTGGCAGCGGGGCATCCGCACCATCGACCGCTCGGACGGGCGCACTTTTTCCGTGGAGTTCATGGCCCAGCGCGCCATTATGGCGAAGATGGGCGAAATGACCACGGCCATCAACGAGATGCACCACGACGACGGCGGGTGCGACGGCTGGGAGATCAGCGCGCACAGCGCGTGCGCGCCGGACCATGAACCCATCCAGGGGCGGCAGTACAGCGATAAGGAATACAGGCGGCTGAACAGCCGGCTGCAGCGGCGCATCGGCACGCTGAGCTGCAAGCACATTGCCTGGCCCATCAAGCTGGGCGTGGACAGTCCCCAGTGGACGGATGAACAGCTGGCGGAGATGGCGCGGGAAAACGCGAAGGGCATCACCTACGAGGGCCGCCATTACACCCAGTACGAAGCCACACAGCAGCAGAAGGCGCTGGAGAACAGCATCCGGCAGTGCAAGGACCGTATTGCCGCGGCGCAGGAGGAGGGCAAGCTGGGCAGCGGAGAACTGCGCAGCAGCCGCATCCTCCTGCGGCAGCTGAATGCGGAATATAAGCGGTTTTCGGCTGCGGCCGGGCTGCGCACCGCGCCGGAGCGGCTGCGGGCGGCGGGGCTGGGCCAGGCGCTGAAGGCAAACGGCACGCTGGAAATGCCGCGTCCTGCGGGTACGCTCACAGGCAGCGGCGGCAAGCTGGATGTGGAAGAAGCCCGGAAAAGCTATTCCGCGTATCTTGACACCTTGACGGATGCGCCGGAAAAGAATATGGTATGGTTAAGGTATTTTACAGAAAAGAATCCCACTGAGTACATGGAGGACGGCACACTGGATGCTCCGTTTGCGTATGACCCTGTGGAGGACCGTATCCTGTATAACTCCAGGCATCCACAGTTTTCCACGACCGACTTTGAAATGGCAAACACACATGAGCTCGCGCACCGGACGGATGTACTGAATGCGCAGGGGTACAAAAACAAAGCATTTGTGGATGCGATTTCAGACGCTTCAAAAGCTGTTCTGGATAACGCCGAGGGATTTCAGCGTGTAGCGCAGGCAGTACGCAGCGATTTGATGAAAGACATCCTCAGCGCGCTCAGCTCCGGGCGGCTTGACACAGGTTTCGGGCACAAGGCTGAATACTGGGCAAAAAATTCAGAAGCCGTCCCGTTGGAGATATTTGCGGAACTCTTTACGATGGAAACACGGAATGATTCGGACCTGTTCTTCGTTAAGAAGCTCTTCCCCGGCCTGTGGAAAGAATACCAGAAACTGTTTTAG